GCATTGGCCTGACGCACCGCTCGGCATCTACTCAGCAGGAATTGGGCGTAAAGAATCCCATTGCAAAATCACCTTTGCTGGGATTCAGTCTATCAGAAACAAGGCCCACGAAATAGGGCATATTGACTTGATGATTGTCGACGAGGCGCACTTGATATCCCATAACACGGATACCAGTTACCGTAAACTAATCGATGCGCTTAAAATTATTAATCCTGCGCTGCGCGTTGTCGGACTCACTGCGACGCCCTACAGACTCGGTCACGGGATGCTAACCGATGATGAAGGCATATTCCATGACCTGATTGAGCCGACCAGTATCGAGGCGCTAGTCGAGGATAAATACCTCGCACCGCTGCGCTCTAAACTGACAGGCACACAACTAAGCGTAAAAGGCGTACACCGTCGAGGCGGCGAGTTTATTGAGAAAGAACTGCAAGCCGCCGTTAACAAGTCGCACACAAACGCGGAAGTCGTGCGCGAAGTGATTAAATTGGCTGGCGACCGCAAGGCTTGGTTGTTCTTTTGCGCTGGCGTAGACCACGCTCACGCCATTAAAGATATGCTGGTGGACTCTGGCATCCCTGCGGAGTGCATCACCGGAGAGACGCCTAAGATTGAGCGAGAGCGCATGATTGCCGACTTTAAGTCTGGACGCCTGAGAGCGCTCACAAACGCCAACGTATTGACCACCGGCTTCGACTATCCAGACATCGACTTAATCGCCATGATCAGGCCCACGATGTCTGCTGGGCTGTATGTGCAGATGGCTGGGCGTGGTATGCGTATCAAAAGCCATACCGATCATTGCTTGGTGCTAGATTTTGCTGGCGTTGTACAGATGCACGGGCCGATCACAAATGTGCAGCCACCAAATAAGGCCGGTAAAGGCACTGGAGAGGCGCCAGTAAAGACTTGCCCAGAGTGTGACAGTTTGATCGCGCCAGCAGTAAAAGTCTGCCCAGACTGCGGATATGAGTTTCCAGAGCCAAAAGAGAAGAAGTATCGACTGTCAGACGTCGATATAATGGGCAGTGCAGGCAATGATCTCGTGGTTGAGTCTTGGAATTGGTCAAAGCATCTATCTCGTGCAAGTGGAAAAGAAATGGTTAAGGTTAAATATTACTCGAACATTCTTAGTGATCCAGTGATATCAGAATATTTTCCATTAACGCACTTTGGCTATGCCGGAACTAAGGCTGCCATGAAACTGGCTGAAATTGCGTCAGAGTCTAAAGTTGATATCAAGAAGCTAAAGACGTCATCGCTTGATGAAATTTGTTCTATCATGAATCAAGGGAAGGCACCGCATGAGATACTCTACAAGAAGGAAGGCAAATACTACCGCGTCGTCAAAAGGAACTGGTCGATCTGAACACGTTGAGCAAAGAGAGTTTGTTAGTTGGTTTCGCAAAAACTACAGAGGGATAAGGATCATTGCAATACCAAACGGCGGTCAAAGAAATATCGCGACTGCGGCACGATTAAAGGCCGAGGGAGTCATGCGAGGAGTTCCAGACCTGTACGTCCCGGCGTGGATGCTGTGGATCGAGATGAAGAAAGCTAGTGGCGGTCGCATATCACCAGAACAAAAGGACTGGCACAATTATTTACAAAGCATTAACCAAAATGTTATAGTCACCGCAGGATTTGAAGATGCAAAGTTACAAATTGAGGATTTTACTGAGGAGAAAGATGATGGCGGATAAAAACTTAACAAAGAATATGCGCAGCGCTGAGAACATTAAACGAATGAGACTTAAAGTAGGACTGACTCAGGAACAGCTTGGCGATATGATTGGCGTGACCTCGAGGCAAGTTGCCAACTGGGAGGCAGGTAATTCATTGCCAAATGATGCGAACAAAATGCGTTTAGAGAAGTTGTTCTACACTGGTGAGATTGAGAAAGATCTAATTCAGTTAGATCCAGATCGTAATGCGCTGTTATTTTCCACAATTAACAACGTTGGGCTAATTGGCGCATTGTTGGTGGTTTTGGTTTTAATTGCCGTGTTTTTAGGGCTGCAGGCGGTGTTTAGTGGTTAGTCTAAATCTAAGGAAGTTTAATAAGCGGATCAAACATATTAAGTTTGGGCCGTACTATATGGTCGCACTAAACAAATGGGAAAAAGGCGAGCAGTTGTTTACGTTTATTGATGGCAAAACATATCGAGACTCAGAGGCTATGACATTAGCTAAGAAATACGGCTATAATAACGTTGAGCGAGTTTATGAAACATATAACTCGCTTGGTTAGTCATTTTTGATTCTCCTCCATTTGCCCTGCTTATAGCAGGGCTTTTTTTTATGCGTAACTTTTTTTTGTTTTCTTTTTGCCTTTTGTTACTTTTTTCTTTCTGGCTTTTGCTGCCGCAGCCATTCCTTCTTTTGTATACGGATACTTCTTTTTTCCAACCATTGGCATAACTATCTCCTTTAACGTTTAACTGCTGAACTACCTACATAGAAACTAAAAATCATAAGCATCACTTGATCATACGACGAACGAAACATTGCTGCGCCTTGAATAATTTCCCATTCAGTCCATCGTTTTGTTGTATCAATTAATCCAAACAAATATGTTCCACCAGATGATTTCTCAACTGGCACCGCAATATCAACTGGCGTAAACATTGGCGCAAGACTAATAAATGCAATCATCGCCAAAAATCCTAACACAAGTACACGTCGAGTTGCGCTCGAGAATCTGTCTTGTGTTCTTACTTTAAATTCTTTGTCGGCAATTTCTGCTCTGGCCTTCATATGCTCGACATCAAAGGCGAGCCTCTCCATCATCAGTTTTTGTTGATCCGCTTTCGCCTTCGCCGCATTTGCCAGAAGGCCGGAGAACACGCCCACGAGGTTCCCACCAATAGCGAGTATAACTTCTGTCCCAAGTCCAAGCATCTAGATTTGATCCTAAACTTAATTAAATAAAAAAAACTAACCAATAAAATCTTTGGGCTTTCTTTTAAATGTCCAAGCCCAACATTGCAGTTATGACATACCAGACCTTTTACTCTGCCATTTTTGTGGCAGTGGTCAACTAATAATTTGCCTCGAGCAGTATCGAGGGCATTGATCTTGCATATATCGCACAAATTGCCTCTGGCATAAGACATCTCAACAAACTCTTCGTATGTGATGCCATATCTGACTTTATAGTTAGATTTTCTTCTACTAAATTTACGCCTTTCTGGATTTTGCACGTTTTCTTTTTTTAGCCAAAGCAGCTTTGCTAGTCTTAGCTGCCTGCTTAAATTGCTTTGCGGTAGGAGCGCCTTTATCGCCGGGCTTTCTCATCTTCTCACCAGAGCCAGCTGCGATCCTGTCTTTCTTTCTTTTTATGTTGGCATAAAGTCCACGTTTTGCCATGACTATCCTTTCTTTTTGTGTCGAGCAGCAAAATTTCTTGCGGCTTCTACGCTGCCAAAGCCCCAAGCCTTGAGCGCTAAAGCCTTTCGAGTTGGCCTTCCTTTGGAATCTTTCATTGGCCCTTTCATTCCAGAAAATCGAGCAGCAAAAGATACTCGTCTAGGATTTGTCCCAGACTTAACTGGCGCCTTTAAATTGCCGCCATCTTTACGTTCAAAATGTTTACGGCCTTTTTCGTTTAGACCGCCTTTTGGATTTTGATGCACTTTCTTAACCATCTGGCGATGTCCTTTCTAAAAGTTTAACTCTGACTTTTAAATCGTGTATATGCTCAAGCATTTCTTCTTTAAGCTCTTGACGCGCAAATGCGTTGCCCGGACTCGGAACAATTACGCCTTGCGGACTTATCAACTGCATTTGGTTAGCGCGAATCAATTGGATGTCTGACGTGATCTCGCCAATGCTAGAAATGACCCACCACATAGCCGCCAACAAAACTGGAACTAAACTTGCCAGCGCCTTTGATAAGTCAAAGTTTTTCACTTGTTTTTGTTTAAAAGATCAAAAACAGTTTTAATCTTTTCTTCTAAGAATTTTAAACGCAACAAAACTTCGCTGCGGAAACTAATCAGTCCGGCAGCTAGTATCGCCAACGCCGATATAATCGGCCAAAGTTCTACTAACGTTTGAGTCACTTATCAGCCTTCCCATCCAGCTTTTCATCAATAGAATCTAACTTAACAAAAACTCGGTCGACAAACTTTTCAAATTCTTGTTTTCTTAAATAATCACCAGCAACTAAAACCTCAATCTCACCAAGCCTAAACTGCGTTCTATTTTGACTTTTTTGTAAATCTCTAATTGAGGCCCATATGATG